AAGCGTGTACCATTGAGCAAGGGAGTAAGCACACAAGAACCTATGCAAAGCGGGGTTTGAGAATGGTGACCCGTAAACAGCCCATACATAGCGAGCTAGGTAAGTTAGTTTATTTTAGTATCCACTGTAGCGACTTGGGTACTATGGTATTTTAACTTGATCGTGAAAGGATCAAACAATGGCACTAGTATCTATAAAAAATCTTAATGATAATACCAAAGGCTTTCGCTTTAATGTTCTAGGTCTGAAGGGCTTGACACGTAAGCGTATTAGCAAGTCACGTGGCTATAAGGTCACGATAGGTAAATGCACAAATGCTGTGCACTTTGGCAAGCGTTCCGTTTACTTTGAGCATAAGCCTAATCGTGCCAGTGAACGTAAAATGCACGACTTTGCGTAGTAGACTTGACTATTGCTATGCAACCTGTAACAAAAGGCAACACAGCCAGTGTCTACAAACGATATGACGCCAAAGGTAATTTGGTTGAATGGTATGAAACCACTGGCTGGGTAGTTGTTAAAAAGGATAAATAAAATGTTAGTTGGTAAAAGATCAATGATGTCTGGCACTCTAAACGAAATGAATATAGAAGTGTCTGAAAAGCAGATTACATTGTGGATGGAAGGCGTACCCATACAAGACGTGATGCCAGATCTATCTGCCGATGAACGTGAGTTTCTTAAAACAGGTATCACGCCCAGTGAATGGCACTCAATATTTTGGAAGGATAAATAAATGTACCAACGTGACGTAAATGAGATCAAAGCCTTTGTGAAATGGCGTGGCCCTGATGCCCTAGTCAACACTGGCCTATTCGTATTGCTTACAATACAAGCTGGCTTGTCTACCGTCAAAGGTAGCATGGTCAAGGTTGAACGTGACGTCTACCAAGCTGACTGCCTATGGGGCAAAAAAGCTGAAGGCTACATGTACCTTATAGACAATGCCGATTACTTGTATGGCAAAGTGTACGACATAGCTGACAAGTATGGCTATGATACACCTATGGGATGTCAGGAAATCATACGACTGTTTATCAACGTGCCTAATCTTGGCATGGTCAAGGCTGCATTCTTTGCACAATGCTTAGGCTTTAATACAGCCTGTTTAGATAGCCATAACCTTACAAGGTTTGGTGTGTCTAGCAGTGCCGTTAAGCTAAACATGAAGGCTAAAGAGCATACTATACGCCGCAAGATAGCAGAATATGTACAGTTATGCCATGATCTGCGTAAGAAATCTGCATCTGCACCAGAGCAATCGTCAGCAGAATACTGGTGGAATAGCTGGTGCTTCTATGTAGCTGGCAATCGTGCCAACCGTGCCTTAGATACTGGTGACGTAGTGTCTAGGTTCCACGTTGAATGTGTAACATATGGGTTTGAGTAATGATTAAAAAAGTATCAGTGGGGATTGTAAATCCTGTGGCAAAGGCTATGTTGCAAGAGCGCAAAGCCCCACAGGTAGTGCTGCCTAAGAAGGGTAGCAAAGCTAAACGTAACAGACGAAAGGACACGTATGATGCAATACGAAATGCAGAACTTCATCAAGATGACTAAAGTTAAGTCCGATGTCGGACCTAAATTAAAGCGTGATGAATGGAAGCGTAGCCGTAAGGTTGCAAGGAATACCAAGTTGCAATTGCAGCATGGCACTACTAATTTTAAAAGCAAAAGGATAGCTTGACATGGCAACGTACATGATATACCAACGTAAGAAATCACAAGCAGTTGTAGAACACATCAACAATAAACCCAACAGTGTATACGCTAGTGCATACTTTGCACTTGGTATGCCAACTAACGACACAGCAAAGACTGCTGTTGAAGATGCCTTGTACCACGATATGTATGAGCCTACTATGATTATGCACGACAAGTCTACCGTAGGTAATCGAACACCCTTTGAGGCTATCTTTGATGAGGGTAACAGCTATGGACTAGGGGACATAACAACATACCCTATCGCCAAGCCCTCAAGTATGTCTGTCGGTGATCTACTGGTAGACCTAACACGAAACCAAACACATCTATGTATGCCGACAGGTTGGTATGAAATAGATGTAACACTTCAACTTAACGTAGCATAGGAGAAACCAGCTATGACCAACACTAACACAACAACCCGCCCAGTAGTTAAAGCAATCAAGCCTGAGTTGTATGTCAAGCATACATTTCACATGAAGAAAGCTGAAATGCTTACCTACAACTACGCAACTTTAGATGACTACATAGTAGAGAACTATGATACTAAAGGTATTAAACAGATTGCAGATGATATGAATGAGTATGTGGAGCGTGTTAAGTATCGTGTACAGATGATGCACACACTTAAGCTAATCAAACGTAAGCGTAACACAGAGCGTGGCTTGCTTGTTCGACAGCGTAAGGTGTTGGTCAAGTGGATCAAAGAAGTAGATGCAAAACTAAAGGGAGCAGCATAATATGGCTAACACTACAAAAACTGAGGCAGTAGAACTAACACCTCATGAGCAATGGCAGATTAAACGTGAAGCTAAGATGGTAAAGCGTAATGACCGTGCAACTTCACTATCTAAAGGTCAACTTAGGGCACTCAAACAGGCATACATAACTCTACGTCACGCTGACTTCTCATGCCACGAGGGGTATAAAGTAGACGCTGAAGACATGATTGCAATTGATCAGGCTGAGATCAGTTTAAGTGATTGGTTCCCACAGATAACTAAGGACGCAGTGTCTGAGTTACCATGTTACTGTGATGATGATGAAGATTAATCTATGGCAGTAATGGCATATGATGTGACCATTGAGGTAGACGGTACAGTGTCAGTCGTTAAGTTAGATGACACGTACCCTGCTGTAAATAGCTGGGCCACTGCAACTGAGTTCGCAATACACATGGCTTTGTTTAATCATCCAGATGCACAGGTAGAATTTGTAGACTGTGCGGAGTACATACATAAGGAATACACAAGCTATGGTTATATACACCCAGCACCCATTGCCCTACAATAACGGAAGAGAGGATGACCCCTGTGACGATTGGTCTGGTCATCCAATCCCTCAAACAAAGGATTATAAAAAATGATTAGATACTATGTTGAGTTTGATGATTATGAAAACAAGCGTGTTACAATTTATGTGATGGCGTATAGTCCAGAGCATGTTCGGAAGATACTTCCTGAGTATAATTTTATAGTCATAGATCAAACAGATTAGGAGATAACAAATGATTAGTGCAGCATTAATGTGTGTAGCATTGAACGTTTACCATGAGGCACGAAGTGAGCCTATGGTGGGACAGTATGCAGTAGCACACGTAGTATTAAACAGAGTGCAACATGATAGGTGGCCTGATGATGCCTGTTCAGTTGTACAACAGGGCTATACCAAAGGTAAGCACCGCTGTCAGTTTAGCTGGTACTGTGATGGTAAGTCAGACACAGCACACGAAGAAATAGCATGGGCAAGAGCCTTGATAGTGGCAGACAATGTACTGTCAGGCAAAGTCCCTGATCCAACTAAGGGTGCTACTCACTACCATGCACGGTACGTTAAGCCCTACTGGTCTGCTATGCTAGACATTACTGTGACATATGGATCACATAAGTTCTATGAATAGCTTACCGTTACTATTACAGTGTAGACATGTACTATACAACTATGGCACAGTTGCCACACATACAAACATAGGAGAACAGTATGCCTTTTGATATTCCCTTTCACTTAGACTTCGACGTAACATTTGAGGACACTCGTATGCACGACAAGAAATATGTCATCAATGAAATGACAGGCCAACCCCTTGGTATTGTTGGTAAATCTTTTAGATGTGCGTCACATGGTGACTTCTTTCGTGGTGTAGTTGACACTGCAACAGAGACACTATCCGCACAGGATCTTGAAGACGCTGACTTCAACTTTAATACAGCACGTAATGGTGCATGGGCTATGCTTGACATCACCCTGCCTAACGTCACGTCAACTATCAAGACAGATAAGTTCGAGACATCCATTGGCAATCGTATCATAAGCCTTCACGGTATTGATGGGTCATGTAGCAATCAAGTATACTTTGGTGCGATAGATTTCTTTTGTACCAATGGTATGATTACTGGTGATCACGACAAGGTGCGTAAGAAGAACACGTCTAACTTCACGATGAATAGTTTTATCTATGAATTAAATCGTGCAAGGACTGACTTCTATACACAGGCAGAGAAGATGCAGGTGTGGGCTAACACAGACCTCAAGTATGTAGACGTAAGCACTCTGCTTGATGACATGCTAGGGTCTAAGCGTAAGTCTGAGCGTATGTACAGTTTGTATATGCAAGAGGCAGGAACACGTGGTCACAATAAGTTTGCATTGTATAGTGCTATGACTAACTATGCCAGCTATGCTGATGAACGTAATGGCTTCAACCTCAAGACAACAGGCAATGACACACAGGCAATCAGCATGTGGTCACGTGAGCAAGAGGTAAGCAAGTGGGTTAGTGATGATCGCTTTCGTTACTTGGAAGCAGCTTAATGTCTAAGCTACCACGCTACGTACAAGAACGAGTGTCACCCTCAGGGGTGATCTCATACCGCTTTAACCCACCACAGATACTAGTGGACGAAGGCTTAGTTATACGAGAGACTTATGGCACAGACCTAAGGCAAGTGTGTAAGTTAGTTAAACAACACAATGATAACATCGACACATGGCGTGAGGAAAAACTTCACATCGCCAAACTACACAAGGGCAGCAAGGTAACAGACTTGATTAACTTCTACTATCAATCTAATGATTTCAATATGTTACGTGATACAACTAAGGTAGACTACAGATACTTTCTTACGATACTACATCAGTCTATGGGTACACGTAAGTACACCACTGTTACATCCAAGGTTGCCAAGCAAGCCTACGAAGAATGGGTTAAGCGTGGTGTACCATTTGCTAATCATGCTGCCACTTGTGCCAGTAGGATATACAACTACGCTATACAAATGGAGTACGCCACACAAAACCCTTGGTCTAAAATAAAACGTAAGTCTGTGCCTCAACGCAAGGTGGTGTGGTCACATGGTGAAGTTGTCGGGTTCCTTGATAAAGCGTACAGCGACTTTGAGTACCGCAACATTGGACTCATTGTACAGATGGCATACGAATGGTGTCAGAGGTTAGGAGACATGCGTATGTTAGAGTGGGACAACGTAGACTTGACGCAAGGTAAGCTGCAACTAGAGCAGAGTAAACGTAGGGCAGACGTTAGCCTTCCTATCTCTGACAATCTACTGCACATGTTGAAGCAACAACATAATGACTTCGGCTTTCAGAAGTATGTTGCACCACATCCACGTCCTGTGGCTGGCAGCTACAATGTCTATGCAATGGAACGTCTATCTAAGGTAGGCAGACGTGTCATGCGACTAGCTGGACTGCCTGAAGAGCTACGTCTTATGGACTTACGTAGAACTGGGGTGACACAGATGATAGATAAGGGTGTACCTTTACCCCAAGTTATGTCAGTGACAGGACACACACATGTGTCTTCTGTGAAACCATATATGAAACATACGTATGCTTCTGCAAATAGTGCCTTGACACAGAGAAATGTAAGTGTACAATCGAGTACTTACGAGTAACATAGAAAGTTATTAATATGAATATACATGATATTATAAATGATCTATCACTTAGTAATGGTCAAAGTAAACGTATGACTTGTCCAAGTTGTAAGGCTAAGAATACTTTTACTATTACAAATGACATGGGTAATATTGTGTGGAACTGTTACAAAAATAGTTGTCCTATATCAGGAGCTACACGTACAGGACTTACTACGGATGACATACGTAAGTCATTGGGTAGTGTTGCAGAAGAGACACACGTAGCATCTTTCTCTAAACCAGCATGGCTGGTGCGTGACTACGAAAAGATCACAGGTTTTTGTGACGAGTGGGAGCTAGACCCACAAGACTTAGGACTATTGTATGACGTGAAGGAACATCGTGTGGTGTTCCCTGTTGTACACAATGGTACTACAGTAGATGCCACTGGTAGATCGTTAGGAAAACGTATACCTAAATGGAAACGGTACGGTAATTCACACTTGCCATACTCATACGGACGTGGTAAAACTGCTGTAGTTGTTGAGGACTGCATAAGTGCTGCTGTTATAGGTGACGGTGGTGTATATGTCGGGGTCGCAGTGTTGGGTACATCATTGTCCACTGGACATAAGAGGTACTTATCGCAGTTCTCAACAGCTATAATTGCACTAGACCCTGATGCCCTACAAAAGACACTGCAATTTGCAAAAGAATTAAGAACACATGTAGCTACTGTAAAGGTTATGTATCTGCGTGACGATTTAAAATACAGAAACCCTTCCGACTTAAACCATCTAACAACACTAGGAGAATAAGACATGGAACTATCATTAGTACGTAGCCTAATGGACAAGGACTTCTACGATGAACATCGTGGCGCACGTTGTCCTGACAGGCTATTCAGTAAAGACGTGCGTAAGATTAAGAAATCTATCGACAGTGCTATGGATCGTTACGAACGTACCGTTACACCAGCAGAGATTGAGGCACTGTTCATGGCGAACAACCCCACTCTTACTACTGCACAGAAGCAAGCATACAGCCACCTGTTTGTACAGATAAACAAGCAAGTCCCTATGGGCAGTGACGTAGCACAAGAGGTACTATCTAAACTGTTCCAACAGGTAGTAGGAGAAGACATTGCTAACCTTGGCTTTGACTATGTGAATGGTGACAAGACTAGCCTTGAGCCACTACGTAATATGCTTGAGCTATACGGTGATGACTTCACCCCTAATCTTCGCATTGATTGGGAAGACATAGACATTGATACTATCATTGCCATGACTGACCTTGAGTCACAGTGGACATTCAACATACCTACGTTGACACGTAAGGTAGAGGGCGTCAATGCGGGTCACTTAATTGAGGTGGGTGCTAGACCCAACACAGGTAAGACATCCTTTCATGCCTCACTGGTAGCTTCACCGGGTGGCTTTGCATGGCAGGGTGCTAAGGTAGTTGTACTATGTAATGAAGAAGGGTATCACCGTGTAGTACATCGGTACATTACAGCGGCTACGGGCATGGACAAGCACCAGATTGTAAAGAACAAAAGCGCAGCTATGGCTACCTTTGATAAGATACGTAGCAACCTATTGTTTAAGGATGCAACTGGACGTGACATGAATTGGGTTGAGTCAGTATGTAAGTCATACAAGCCTGACATAGTTATACTAGACATGGGTGACAAGTTCGCACGTACTGCTGGGTTTGCACGTCCTGATGAGGCACTCAAAGCTAATGCCATACATGCTAGACAGATTGCCAAGCAGCAGGAGTGTGCTGTATTCTACATGTCACAGCTATCAGCAGATGCAGAAGGTAAAATTGTATTGAACCAAGCTATGATGGAAGGTAGTCGTACAGGTAAGGCAGCAGAAGCTGATCTTATGTTTATGATTTCTAAGAACCCACCAGTAGAAACAACTGATCATGATTCAGAAGACAACCAGAGACACATCAATGTCGTTAAGAATAAATTGTCAGGTTGGCATGGTATTGTTCTTACTGATCTTGAATATAAAACAGCGAGGTATGTAGCATGACCCATGTATGTAAAATGTGTGACACAGTATTAGTGCCCGATGAAAATTGGCATAATAGCATGATGCTAAATGGACACTATAGATGTGTACCATGTCATAGGATAATTACCAATAGCGATATGCACAAGTATAATCCAAAGCGTATGTATGTGAATGGTAATTATGTACCAAGGTCACACCCACTATACAAAGCAGGGAATTATAAAACATTCGACGATGCTGCATTTAGTTCTTTAACTAACTACACCAGTACTAAATCTGGACATGTTTATGCTATGACTAATGCGGCATGGCCTGAGTGGGTCAAGATAGGTAAGGCTGTTGATGCAGAGGACAGGCTTAGTACATACCAGACAAGCTCACCTATGCGTGACTACACTATGGTACACTATGCCTACTCTGATGACCGTAATGTATCTGAGAGACAGGCACATGAGCGAGCAGCCAAGCTGGGCGAGAAACGTAACGAGTGGTTTAAGATCAGCAGAGAAGAAGCCATTGTAGTTATAGAACAAACTGTGGAGGAAGTAGCATGAACACAGTATGGATATTAATATGGATGCAGTTTATACCCAACGAAGGTATAAATTATCATCACTTAGGTACATTTAATAATAAGACTTTGTGTGGCGGTGCTTTAGGTGAAGCATTAGTCTTAGTGAATGACCCATCCGAAACTATACAGTGCATTGAGGTGGATCTAAGATGATAACAGCTACTTACGTAGATCACATGGGTAGTGACTTGTCTGTAGTTAATGCAGCAAGAGTTAGCTTTGGTAAGAACCACACAGAGATGACTGAGGGTGACACTAGGCTTATCAAGTACCTAGCTAAGTACAAGCATACGTCACCCTTTGGTCATGCCTTTGCAAGCTTCCATGTTAAGGCTCCAGTGTTTGTAGCTAGACAACTAGTGAAGCACAAGTTCCTACGGTGGAATGAGATCAGTCGTAGGTATGTTGATGATGAGCCTGAGTTTTATCAGCCTGATGTGTGGCGAGGACGTAGTGAAGATGCCAAGCAGGGTAGTGAAGGAGTTACTTATCCTGATCCAGACATTGTAAGTTTTTACAATCATACTGCACTACGCAGTTACAATGAGTTATTAGAAAATGGTGTATGCCCAGAGCAAGCACGTATGCTTTTGCCACAAAGCACCATGACAGAATGGTATTGGTCAGGCAGTCTTGACGCCTTCTCTGACATGTGCAATCTTAGATGTAAGGAAGACACACAATACGAGACACGCCTTGTAGCAAATAAGATAGATGAAATTATGCTTGACTTGTACCCACACTCATGGCAAGCATTAACAAAAGGAGACACACATGCTACTGACCCTAGACGTAGAGAACACAGTAACCAAACGTAACGGCAAGATGCACCTTGATCCGTTTGAACCAACCAATACATTAGTTATGGTGGGTATGCTAGATGATTATGGAAATGAAAACATTGTAACATTTGATCACTCAGAGCAACAGCCCACTACAGATGGGCGGCGTATAGTACAAGACAAACTAGACGCTGCCCATTTACTTATTGCACACAATGCACCGCATGATTTGCTGTGGCTATGGGAGTCAGGCTTCACCTATGACGGTGAGGTATACGACACCATGCTAGGCGAGTATGTACTGCAACGTGGGCAGAAGCAACCGCTATCCCTTGAGGCATGTGCTGAACGGTATGAGCTTGACACAAAGAAGCAAGACACACTCAAAGAATACTTTAGTAAGGGTACATCTACTAGAGACATACCTCACGATGAACTGGCTGAGTATCTGTCGCATGACTTACATGCTACACAACAACTCTATGATTCTTTGCAGACGTTGTACGAGGAATGCATTTCATTGGAACCAACAGTCAAGCTAACCAATCAGCTTGCCCTGCACTTGGCACGTATATATCAGCGTGGCTTTCAAGTTGACATGGATGCACTGAGGGATGTTCGTGATGAGTTTGAGTCTGAAAGACGTACACTTATCATTGCTCTTGAGGAACAGGTCGCTGACCTTATGGGTGACAGACCTATCAATCTCAATAGCCCAGAGCAATTGTCGTGGGTTATCTACAGTCGTAAGCCTGACGATAAGAAGGTATGGGCTGACCTGTTTGATGAGCGTATGCCAGATGCAGAGTACAGAAGTACCGTCAATCGTTACAGCACTAAGTTGTTTAAGCAGAAGGCATACCAATGCCACGACTGCAGAGGTTCTGGTAGAATACACCGTACCAAGAAAGATGGCACACCATTTGCTAAGGCAAGCAAGTGTATCACGTGTGTTGCACATGGCTTCCTATACGAGAACAAGGATCAGTTAGCTGGACTAAAGTTCATTGCACCTACAGCCAAGTGGGTTAGTGCTAATGGGTTTGGTACTGGCAAAGAGAACCTCACATTCCTTGAGGGCATTGCTAGATCCAAGGGTATGCAAGAGGCTGAGTCATTCCTTCAGAAGGTACGTAGGTTGTCAGCAGTAGAGACATACCTCAGGAGCTTTGTAGAGGGCATTGCAACGCATGTTAAGTCTGATGGTAGGTTACATGTACGGTTACT